CGGTTAAACTGTCGGCGAAGTTCCAAGCCCTTCTCAGCTGCACGACGCACAGCCTGAGGGGGAGCCCACGGATCGTCTACCGATTCGTCCACGGCCTTCACGGTCGGCAGCATGTCCGCAGGAGACGGCGCCGCCGCAGGCTCTTCACGCGATCCGAGAAGGCGATCTACCGCGCTCGTGCGCTTGCGCTTGGGCACAGTGGTGCCGTTGCTCTCAATGATCGTCATCGCGTCCGTGAGCCGCTGCTGGAGACGCGCCTTCAACTTGTCGATGCGCTTCCCCAGCTTCTCGTCGGCGTTCGCGCGCGCCTCGTCGAGCCGCTGGATGTCGGCCTTCATGCGCGACTCCACCTCTCGCGCACGGGTCACGCGCCGCTCAAGCTGGCGCTTCTTCGCCTCGGGAGACAGCACGCGCTTGCGCTTCGGCGCGGCAGGTGCACCAGAATCGCCCGCGCCCTTCGGCGCGAACTTTCCGCCCTGGCGTTCGACCTTCGACTCATCAAACATGCGGTCTGCCTTCGTCGGCTCATCGGCGAGAAGCGCGTCAATCTCCGCCTCGATGAGATCGTCCTCCGCATCGAACGCGTCCATCTCATCGTCGGGCTCGTCCTCGTCCTCATCCTCCACAGGCGCGGCTTCAGGCGCAGGCGCAGGCGCAGCGGACCGCGTGAGCAGGGACGCCACCTGCTCATCGGTGAGATTCGGTGCGGCAATCCGCAGCAGCGTCGCCGCCGCGTCGTCCGTGATGGTGCCCGCGTTGCGCTGCTCGACGATGGCGATGAGCGGAGTTGTATCCGCGACGACGTCGGCCTGCGACGCCTCCATCAGGATGCGGTTCGCCGCTTCGTCTTCGCTGCGGTCGAGCCCGGACATTTCGCGCGCTTCGTTCACGCTCGCCAGATTAGCCGCATTGAGAGCGATCGCGCGCTGCACGCGGGAATCGGAGTCTTCCTTCAGCGCGGCGATGTTCGACAGGTCGTGCTCGAAATACAAATCCTCGGTGCCAGGATAATCCGAGTGGAGAAGACTGTACGTCATCTCCTCGGCGATGAACATGAGCTCGTCAATCGCCCACTGATCCCAGAACGAAGCCTTCTGCACAGCAGCATTCGCCAACTTCGACGCGTCGCTGTAATCACCAGCCACAGCAGGCGGGACGCTGTATCCCGCCATGATCTCGTTGGCGATGCGCATGAGACGCTCTTCGCGCTGCATTTCCGTCGCGCTGAACGCATCTGCTCTGTAATCGAATCCAGCGGAGACGTGCATGTCGCGGCCAGCATTCTCGGGATTTTTCCGCCACTTGTCCCACGTCATGCGGATGCGCTCGAAGTCGGACGCGATCGTGCCCTGCGGATGGATCACCATGCCGCCCTTCTGCCCACCGCGTCTATCGATGCTCGCCTGCGCTTCGTCTGCGATGTTGTATCGGTTGATCGCATCGAGCGCGACGCCGGTAGGGCTGTCCGCCTCAACGCTGCCATCGAGCGCTGGATAGCTGATGTCGATCACGTCTGCACGTGGAATTAGCGTGTTCGTCGGGAGCCAGCGAAAGCCGCGAATCCACATCGCGGGATCTGGCTCGATCTCCACGTAATTCATGGGCAGGATATAGAGCTCAGAAACGCGGTTGCCGATCTTCACCTTCTGGATCAAGCATCGCCCGTGCACCGCGAGCTGCTGCTCGATACCACGTCGAAACGATCGCTTGTTGAGGTTGATCGGATTCACCGTCGTGAGCAGATCGAGAATTGGATGCGACTCGACCTCCTGCTTGTTCGTGCCATAGCCGCGATACAGCTTCATCGGAGCCTGCGCTACCGCAGCCATGCGCGCTTTGACGCAGTTGTACGCCCACACGTTCGATTCCACGGCCATCACGCGACCAGCCGGTGAATTCCCGTATTCCTTTCCGTCGCCGACTTCGGTGTCGGTCTGCCAGACATTGCTCCACCAGGAAGGACGCGTCAACGCCTTTGCAGCAGTGTCCTCGTATTCATCGCGTCCGAACAGCCGATCGAATAATCCCATCATGCCCCCCACATCGTCTGCTGGCTGCACGCGGTCCATGCGAGAGCCAGCGACATTACACAATCGTCATGCACACCTTCCGGCGCGCTGTATCGCATCGCCCCGCTGTCGAGACGCTGCGCTTCGTACGCCTGTAGTTCGTCAATGAGGGGACGGAATTCTAGCAGCGCGATTTGCCGATGATCGAATGCCGCTGCGAGCGATTCGATGGCTGCGGCTTTACTCTGATTCGTCGTCACGAAATCGCGCAGGCGGATTCCCATGCGACGCAGCTCGTCGTTGTTCGGCTTGCCCATCGCGTTCGATTCCGCGACGACGAGATACACGTTCCAGCGCTCGCACAGCGCGTGAATGCGCTGTCTCTGCACGGCGTAGTCCACCATCGTCATGCGCTCGACGTGCACGACTTCGTGCTCGGTCTGGTCGATGACGGTGAGCACGGTGTAGTCGTTGCTCAGCGCCCAGTCCAGCCCTGCCACGTAGGTGTGGTCGGTGTTCGGCGCATCGACGTGCTGTGCGCGTACTGCGTCGGTGACGCTGCGGAACACGCCTCCGCCGTCGTCAACGAATTCCGCTAGCCATTCCTGGCGGAACGTGCGATCGCTCATGATTTCGCGCGCACGCTCGAATGCGTCCTTGATCGACGGAATCGGATTCGCATTGCTCGGCGCTTGAAACGCTGCCATGTCGGCGTCTCCGGATTTCGCGCGCAGCCACTCGCGGTAAAACCAGTTGCGTCCGTGTGGAGTCGAGATGAGGATCGCACGTCCATCACGATCTGCGAGCGTCGGCTGAATCGCGTCTGTCCACGCCTCTTCGGTGATGCGCGACGCTTCGTCGATGATTACCAGGTCGAACGACATGCCGCGAATGCTGTCGGGATTGTCTGCACTGTAAACGTAGAGCGCGCCTCCGCTGGGGAACACAATCTCGCGCTCAGCACGTCGAACTGTGAGATGCTGCGCGACAGGCGCGATTGCTTTCTCCGCCGATCGCCACAATGGACGGCTGTTGCGATAGGTAGGCGCGATCCACGCGACTAGCGCGCCTTTATCAGCACAGGTCAAAGCAAGCGTTGACGCCATGAACGATTTACCCCAGCGCCTCCCCATCGCTACGTACTTCGTTCGAGCTTGGTGACGCAGAATTTGTTTCTGGTCGTCCCGCAATGTCGGCAATCGCTGATTCGTAATTGAAGACCGTTCGAACGTTTGCGTTGATTTCGACCGCGTTCCCATCGCGTCCGCTCACCTCCTGCTGCACGCGATCGCTGTAACCTTTGCGCGTCTTCTCGTACCACACGATCGCGCCGAGGTTGCCCTTCTTGATGAGCGACATCAGCCTCGACGATACAGCCGCATGCGCGCGCGCGCGTCCGCGTCGTATCGCTTCCATGAATTCGCGGCTGTCCTTCTTGCGACGGAGCAGAGTGTCATGGGAAACGCCGAGACGCGCTGCGACCTCGGTGTCGCTCAGCCCGTCGGCTGCCGCTTCCTCGACGTCGTGCAAACTAATCTCGATCTTCCCGCGTTTCCCCGGCATGTGTCACCACTCCTACGCGCAACGGTATTTCGTCTCGCTTGTATCGCATGAGCTCCGTAGCCGCATCAATTGCATATTCAGGCAGATCAAGCGTGACGCGAATGCCGCCGTCCACGAGCGTCTGGACCTTGTAAACGACGGCATCGAATGTCATCACGCACGCCTCCCCTGCCAGAAGTCCGTGAGCACACCGAGGTAAGGCGTCACGTCGTAGCCGCGCCAATTCGGATGCGATCCCACCTGGAAGATGCACGCTCCATCGAGAACGACGGGAAGCGATCGTCTGTAGCTCAGCCACCAGCTGCACCACTGCCCGAACTGCTGGTCGTTGTATCCAGCCCACGGGAAACCACCAGCTCCAGCTTCGACGCCGGTTTCACCGCACGTGTGCACGACCTGCGACGACGATCCGCACTGCTGCCAGAACGATGCGTCGCGGCCTTCATACCATTCAGGCGCGACGATCTCGGCATTCGCAGGCGGCGAGTCGCTGAAGCGCTTACCCTTCGTGTAGAGGTGCCATCCGATC